CTTTTTATCTTTTACCTTGAAATCATGGATGAGACCCTTTGTAAGACGCAATAAATTGCGTCTCTACATAGGCGCTGGCTAAGACGATTCCTAATAGACATAATTTTCCGTAGAGACGCAATTCATGGCATCTTGTAAATTGAACGAATCACATACTCGCTTACGCGACTTTACTTTTCACTTTTCACTTTTCATTTTTCACTTAATTTATGGAAGAGGCTTTAGAAATACTTTGGACATATGCTCGTCGTGAGCCTTTGGATAGCAATGGAGAGACTGTTGTCCCTACCATTAACAATAGTATTGCCGCTATCCGTATCATTATGCGCTTGGAAGGATGGGGAAGTGAAAAGCGAACAATCCCTAATAAACCAACCCGTGATTGTAGGGGTAAAGTCCGCGAGAACGGAGCAAGTGAGCAATTCGCCCAATGCAACATAGGCAACAACAATTCTTGTTGTCGTGAACTTGTAGCTCGTACTGATGATAGCGCTTGTAACTCTCTTATAGGAGCCAAAGGCTCCACTCTTGGTAAGCACGAGCTGCAAGCTCGCACCAGCATGGGCAACAATGATGATGACAACAATTACACCTCCGAAGCCCTCGCCTGCTTAGTAGCCCCCTCTCCTTCGGAAAGGGGGTTGGGGGAGAGGAGTCTCCTTTCCTTTACCCGCTATACACTCCCTTCTTTTATTCCTGCACCTTTTCATGTTGCCTATTACGAGGTACTTACCCGCTTTGCCATGGGAGAAATCAAAAAGCTCATGATCACCATGCCACCCCAACACGGAAAGAGCGAGGGAGCAACACGAAGATTACCTGCTTTTGTCTTAGGACAGGACCCTGATAAGCGTATTGCCATTGTCTCCTACAATGCTACCAAAGCCCGTAAGTTCAATCGCGAACTCCAACGTATCATGGACGATGATAGGTACTATGAGCTATTCCCACAAACGCTCCTTGCAGGACAAACAAGCTACCAAGAACAGGGCAAACGCAGTCGTAACTATGCGCGTAATGCTGACGAATGTGAGATAGTAGGTTACCAAGGCAGCTTCAAAACCATAGGCGTAGGCGGCTCCCTCACCGGAGAACCTGTGGATATGCTCATCATGGACGACTTGTATAAGGATGCTGCTTCAGCTTGGTCGCCTGTTATTCGTCAGAATGTGGCCGACTGGTACGATACGGTAGCCTCTACACGACTGCATAACGATAGCCAACAACTGATGGTATTTACTCGTTGGCACATGGAAGACTTAGCAGGCAGACTCTTAGAACAAGAAGGAGTATATGACCCCATAGACAACCCTCAAGGTTGGACACTCATCAGCTTCCCTGCCATACAGAACAAGCCACCAAACGAACTAGACCCCAGAGCAGAGGGGGAACCTCTATGGCCTGAACGACATAGTTTGACCAAACTCCTAGAAATCAAGGAACGTACCCCAACTGTCTTTGAAAGTATGTACCAGCAGAACCCGCAACCTTCGCAAGGGCTGATGTACGAGGAGTTTACTTGTTATACAGAATTACCTTATCGTTCCCAATCAGTAGCGTATATAGATGCTGCTGATAGTGGGGCAGACTATCTATGCGCTTTGTTCTACAAGGAAGCAGAGGAAGGTAATTACATTATTGACGTGCTTTACACCAAAGAGCCTATGGAGGTTACTGAAACTACCTTAACATACATGCTCCAACAGCACCAAGTAGAACGCTGTCATATAGAGAGTAACAACGGCGGAGGTTTGTTTGTAAGCAACTTACAACAACGCGCTTATGATATGGGCAATAGGCTGACGCGCTTTTATCCCTTCCATCAGGGACAGAACAAGGCGGCAAGGATTTTTGCCGCTTCAGCTTCGGTACAGAAACTGATCAAGATGCCTTTGGACTGGAAGAAGCGCTTCCCGAAGTTTGCCCGCGATCTTACGGGTTACCTTCGTGTGGGCAGCAACGCCCATGATGATGCCCCCGATGCTCTTACGGCCTCCATAGAATGCCGACAACCCCCAAAGAAAGTGGATTTAGCGGCTATGTTCGGACTTAGATAGTGAATAGTGAAAAGTGAATAGTGAAAAACGCTATTTAGGCGCTCACTCTTCACTAATAACTTTTTCTCTTTTCACTATTCGTTATTCACTTAATCACGATTCTCCAGTTCGTGCCTATTATAGAAAGAGCTTCTAGCGCTCCCATATACCAAGTTCCGAGTATTCGCTAGCTTTACTATTCACTTTTCGTTTTTCACTAATCACTAATCACTAATCACTAACCACTAATCACTTTTCATTTTTCACTTAATTATGCTAAACATTTCTTTACTCAAATCGGGGCGCAATGCTCCCTTACCCAATCCTACGGAAGCGCAAAAAGCACTTAATCCTGCGCTTCACCCTGTCAATGACCCCGTGCTTAGGCGGGATAAGCAGGTACAGACCACCGAGGGCGTACGCATGGAGCCTGTAGCTCGTATTGCACTGCCCTTGCAACAGCTTATCATCAAGCGTTCTGTGGCTTTTCTCTTTGGCAAGTCAGTGCGTTATGAATGTGCTAGTGAGGACAAGCAGGAGCAACAAGCCTATGCGGCTATCCTGAAAATCCTCACTCAGGCGAAGGACAACAGCCTAAACAGACGTATTGCTCGTGCCACCTTCTCCTTTGGCGAATGTGCCGAGCTGTGGTATCCTGTTCCTACGGCGACCACCCACTATGACTATGGCTTTCCTTGCCAGTTCAAGCTCCGTTGTAGTCTTTTTTCGCCTGCTTTTGGGGATACCCTCTACCCCTATTTTGATCAAACAGGCGATATGACAGCTTTCTCCCGCGCTTATAAGAGCCTTAGTACAAATACGCAAACAGGAGTAGGGGAGCTAACGGATTATTTCGAGACCTATACAGCCACCCACCATTATCTTTGGCGCATGGTATCAGGACAATATCTACTGGAGGAGGGGTACCCTAAGCCCAATCCTATTGGGAAGATTCCCGTGGTATATGCCCATCAGCCCCACCGAGAAACCGAAGAAGTGGATCCGCTCATTGAGCGTTTGGAGCACCTGCTGTCCAATTTCGCCGAGACTAACGACTATCATGCCGCACCTAAGCTGTTTGTTACAGGACACATACAAGGTTGGAGCCAAAAGGGCGAGCCTGGCGCGATTATAGAGGGGGACAAAGATGCTTCCATGCAGTATATCTCTTGGCACAATGCCCCTGAGTCGGTCAAGCTGGAGATGGATACTTTGCTACGAATGATCTATACCCTTACACAGACTCCCGACATTTCCTATCAGAGTGTCCGTTCCATGTCGCCCCCTTCGGGTGCTGCTCTTAAGCTCCTTTTCCTCGATGCCTCTCTCAAGGTACAAGACAAGCGTGAGATCTTCGATGCCTACCTTGCCCGCCGCTTGGCGATCCTCAAGGCGTACCTCCCCTGCCTACATACGCCCTTGAGACAAGCCGCTGCCACAGTGGAGATTACCGCACATATTCAAGAACTAATTTAATGAGTCAATGAGTCAATGAGCAAATTGGCAAATCAGCAAATCAGCAAATTGGCAAATTGACAAATCGCCAAATCGTCAAATCAACCAATCGCCAAATCAACCAATCGCCAAATCGGCTAATTGACAAATCGTCAAATCAACTAATCAACTAATCATCCTATGTTTTTTTTCCTTGTTCCCTTAGTCCTCTTGTATCATTCCGATACGCCCATAGCCTTACGTGATAGGCTGTATTACCTTTGGCAAACGCTCTCTCGTAGCGCCCCCATCATGCTCCTATACCGCTACTTCCACTCTTGGCAACAGACCCATGAGGCTTTTCTAGTGGCATTAGCAGTAGCCCTTGTGGTCAATATGTTTGTCGGGGTCGCCTACCACCTGCGTCAGCGTACTTTTTCCTTGCAGGAGTTGCTAAAGAAAAACGCCCAAATGCTTGGGGTTATTGCGGCAGTATATATATTGTTGGCATTGCTAAAAGTCCCTTTAACCGAGACCAAAACAGGTGAACTCTTTGAGAGCACGCTCCAACTGATGACCCTGCTATACCCGGTGAGTAAGGCCGTCAAGAATATCTTTGTCCTCACTCATGGTAAGTATCCCCCCGCTTGGGTGATGAAGGCACTCTATAACTATGAAAAAGAGGGCAAACTCAAAGAATTTTTTAAAGTGAATAGAGAAGAATGAAAAACCACCACTAATCAATAATTTTTACTAACTTTGTACCTAAAAATAAAACCAATATGAAACGCATAATACTTCTACTCCTCTTAGGCATTTATTCCTCAGCATTCGCACAAAAAAAGATAATAGGCAACTGGTATCTCTTTGACCTCTTTGGAGAGAAACCCTCCATGGAGATGTTCCGTTTAGAAAGACAAACCCAAGAAAGATCAGGCTATCGCATAGAAATAGATAAGGATAAGACTTTTTTGAGTTCTTCTTTTGCCGCTTGCGGAAATAGTGGAACTATTTCTATAAGTGGGAGCTATAAGAAAATAGGCAAGCATTATCTATCCTTTCATGTAAATAATTTATCTTTTTATGAAATAGGGACGGAGCGTGAAAAAAAAGATACTGATTTGGGCAAGTACTATGTCTATTTTTCACCAAGTGGAATACTTTACCTGATCAAAAGTACAAGAAATCTCCAGCAAGACAAGCAGTTAGCTCAGGATGCAGAACAGTTCAACAACCTTTATCCCATTATAAGGTATATTTTTAAGCATAACAAGGGAATTACCCCTTATAATTCTTCTTTTAGGGAAGAAATAACCACTTATGCAGCACAAGTACTCAAGCTGGCACATTATAAAGTATGTTCTCAGCTTTCTGTAAGAAGGGTTATAGGAAACATAGGCTTAGTCAAGGACTTGGATACAGGCACTTATTACTATGTAGCTGAGGATACCTCTGCTCAAAAGGAAAACAAATTCTTTCATTTCACCTCAGAAGAACTCAAAAGTGAAAAATCTCCCCAGCCCCCTAAGGGTAGTGAATAATCCCCCTAACCCCCAAAGGGGGAACAAGTAACAAATACAATAGGATTAGTCACTAATCACTAATCATTAACCACTAACTTTGTACCTAAAAATAAAACAATATGAAACACATAATACTTCTACTCCTCTTAGGCGCTTGTTCCTCAGCATTCGCACAAAAAAAGATAATAGGCAAGTGGTATCTCATTGAGCTCTTTGGAGAAAGAAACCCCGTGGAGATGTATCGTCTGCAAAGACAAACCCGATCAACAGTAGGCCATCTCATAGATTTTGCTAAGGATAAGACTTTTTATAGTACTTATTTTGCCCCTTGTGGACTGGATTGTTTTGTTAATACTAAAGGTACTTATAAGAGGATAGATAGGCATTACCTATCTTTTCATGTAGATACTTTTTCTGCTTATGGAGGAGGATGTGAG